GGCACATCATAAGCAGCGGTGAACAATGGCGTTATTTAAAAAAGTCTCTGTAGGCCAATTCACTTTTCTGCGAATTATCGCGGCCCTTGCTTTATTAACCGCCACGCAGGCCTGCCACCTTTACTGGGACATGGCCTGGGATAGGGCAAAAATTGGAAATGGGGAATTTTGGCGACTCATTACCGGTCACTTTGTTCACAACAATAGCAACCACATATTACTCAATAGCATTGGGCTTAGCGTCGTACTGCTCCTGATCGGCGACAAATTTTCTACGCGAACGCTCTGCGGCCTAAGCGTGTTTATTGCATTTTTAACCGGCCTGTTACTGTATGTATTTGAGTTGCAGCTTCTTTATTACGTAGGCTTTTCGGCAGTACTCCACGGTCTAGTCGCCAGCTATAGCATCACTGCACTGAGAAAAACCCCAGGCTACGCCTGCCTCATCTTGTGCTTGCTTGGCCTTAAATTGGCATTTGAAGGACAGCCGCAGTTCACCGCAAATTTAATTGGGATTAGGGTCGCGACTGAGTCGCACTGGTGGGGTTTTGTCAGTGGCATCCTCGTTGGCGGCATTTACACCTGCATATTACTAAAGCGAAAAATCACTACCCCAATGGAGCAGGACTAAAACGACGTCTTCGTTCGTAACAGCACACCCTTTAAAAGCCAAAACCTGCGCCCCGCTCAAGGGTACTTTTTCTCATGCGCCCGCAATGTCTTTTCAGTTTTTTGTAATGCTCGACGTATTCTGTGGGCAATCGCGGAATTCGGCTCGGCGAGCAAGGGCGCAGAATGCGCCGCACAGAGATTTTCTGCGTCGGCCCAGCGCTCACTCAACCGTGTTGCCCACTCGCGAAAATCGCGAGCCGCCCCTGCTCGCTTCTCTAAGGTTTTTGCCAGTGTGATATGAAAACTAACTTCAGGCTTTTTCAATTTTCCCAATAAGCCCGGCAGCGGTAGGTACATTAGCGTGTCATCTACATGGATCGCTTTAGACGATTTATGGTACGCCAGCACTGATGAAAAATGCAGATGCTCATTATCAGAGATAAAATCGACCCCAGCGGGAACAGAGAATTCAAGGTCATTAGCAAACAATGCCGCACACTCAGCTGACTCAGTCAGTTCTGGCTGCCAGGGCAAATTTGGAAATTTCTGGTGGTGCCGCTGGGTACCGTACAGCCGAGCCTTTGGGTACTGCTCATGCATCTGTGCAACATGCACGGTGTGAAACGGATGCAAGTTAATAATGGCTTCAATATCGGCTCCGTTATTAGTCAAAGCATCAACTTCTGTTTTGAGGGAAGCATTTAGCGTATACGCGTCTAGCAACACATACTTGCCACTCGCGCAGCGCAGCAATGATGCTTGGGTGCCAATATTTAACAGGCCACCAATTTTGAACTCACCGCGAATATTCCAGAAATCGTCCGCTATTTTTACAACTTTCTCACTCATAGCAATGCTCATCCGCTCTCATTAACGACGCCAACCCTTCTTTTGATGCACGATGCCATAGCGATTCAGCAAATGATAGCAAAGAGCGCCGATCACTGAGGCCGAGCATTCGGAAAAGCAAAAAATAAGAAAACGCAGGATAAAACAATGCTGAAAGAATGATTTACAGCTATAACGTGGAATATAAATTACTGAAGAGAGAACCGTTTGTAAATGGAGGCGCGGGTCGGAATCGAACCGGCGTACACGGAGTTGCAGGGCGTTACGCTTAGATATAAGTTTTTCTTATATATCAGTGTGTTATGCCATATTTTGACTGATTTAAAACACTCTAAATCGGGTAAAATCGCTCACTAAGAATCGTTATGAATCAATGATTTAGAAATTCATTTGTGCGGCCTATCCATAAGCTTCCACTATTCTCACGCGAGTAAAAAGCCGCTAAGCTAGCCCTCGATCATGGAGGATCAGCGATGCTAGTAATCTCACGGAAAGTTGGCGAAAGCATTTACATCGATGACGACACTATAGTGACATTAATCGAAAAGTGGACGGGCGAAGTTGCGCTACGAATATCCACCGATAAAGTCATTACAATTAACGATACGGCTCAAGAAACAGCGCAACTGTACGTAGATAAGCCTTCGCAGACTTGAGCAAGCACTCATTTTTTAACGGGCACGCACCTGACGCGCACCACGGGACTTTGATCCGGCGTGCGCGCACTAATGCCTTGTTTGGCGCGAGACTCGCCCACCATAACTATAAGAGTCGATGCAATGGTTGATGACGCCGCTTCACACGATGCTTTCGACGAAAAGCCGTCCACAATATCCAATCCTTGGTCTCGAATGGTGTGGACCTCGGAATCTATATGAAGGGTGACAATAAGAAGCCATTCAAGCATGCCGTTCTCCTAAGAAAATTATGGCTACAAAACAACTAAATATACTACTTTCCAAGTTCAGCGCTTTTATTAAGAAGGCGGTCTAGCTGGTTTTCGGCAACACTAATTTTGGAGCGATACCTTTCCGTCACCGCTTGCATTTCTGCTGATATGCTTTGCTCCCACTGTGCGCCGGCTAGATTATTGTTAGCCCTTTGCTTCTTTGCTCGCAGGGACGCGAGTTCACGGTCCATATCACTCTGCAGATCCGATATGTACCGTTTCTGCGATGAAATCTTTCGATCAATTTCTCGGCGCTCATTATTATCGATGAGGCGCTGACCCGCGTCTCCAGCTGGAACAAACGTCCCAAGCTCTGCTGGGCCCTCTACAACTTTCTTAACAGCGTCCCTCCCACACGGCGTCTGACTAAAAACATTGCGCCCGTTTGCATCTCTGCAATGGTAGATATCAGCGGCAGAAGCACTGAAGCATCCCGTCATGAGCGCTCCAACTAGAGCTACATTTGTTACTACGTTCATTCCATTGATCCCATCAACTAATCAAGCGGCTCAGCTAGCGAAAACAATAGTATGTCGACCCTGGCACTCGCGCAAGTTATCAAGCCATAGCTAAACAAGCTCCACATACTCGGTTAAATCTGGCGCTTCGCCGACGATGCGGCCGTCTTCGATCCATGCTTTGAGACCGACGCCAACGGAATCCCCCAGCACTTTTACTTTGCCGCCGTCGCGAGTGGTGCCGTTGCTTGTGCCGTCGGCATTGATCGCGGTGATCGTCGCGGTGAATCGGGTGCGCTGCGGAAGCAATTGTCGGAAGCGTAAGAACGCATTTACTGTTGTCATGAGGCCCCCTTAATAGTGGTGCCGCTCTAAGCGGATTGTTTGGGTTGCCCGGCTTGCGCCTGGACGGCTTACGCTGACTGTGGTGGATAGCACGAGTGCCCGCCAGTTGTTTTCGGAGTCGTTAGTGTCTTGGATCTCACCCCATTTCCCCGGCACGACAAGACCTGGGGCGCCGGAGGTTGGTAGGGGTAGCTCGATCGTGACAATTTCTTGCGCGCCGGACTGCCCAAGGATTGATATCCCCCGTCCTCGACATTGCTGCGTTGTGAGATTTAGCACGTCGTAAACGTCAGGCGCTCGCGGCAAGCCGTCGGTACCGGTCTTCTTAACGTCGACCGCGACACCTTGCGTTATGCCTGAGACGTACACGCCGCGATACTCGGTAGTCGGCTGCCACTCGCTCGACATACTTAGGACCGTCGAGTCTGCGATCTGAAAATCTAAGCTGCCCGCGCTGATTTCTGGCCAGTACCACGGCGGGGCCTCGCGGTAGCGCTGGGCTGCATAGAGTTTCGACAATGCTGTCGCGGGCACCAGTACGCCGCCGGCGGCTTTGACTAGTTCGTCGATAACTTCGATCGGGGTTTTGCTTTCGTAGCCCCACGCGCCGGCGGGGATAGTGTAGTCTGCAAGGCTAACATCCCAATCGATTTCAAAGCCGGTGAACTCGAGTAAATTCTGTATTACTTGCAGGGCATTCGTCGGCGTCTCAATCTGCGCAGACTGCTTGGCGCTGTATGGCGCAGCCAGTAGCTGCGTCAGACTCGATCCAGTGACTTTGTATGTCGTCTTCGGATGTTTGCTCGTCATGCTGTAGCGCTCGATCATAAAGCGCCACGTTTTATTATTGACCTTGGCTTCTACCTCCACCGGCCCGCTCGGCCCTGGCTTTATTTGATTCATGCTTGCCTGATTTAAGATCGTTGCCGACATTGCCCAGCTGAACGAATCAATATCGAGCGAGATTTGCAGATCGGCAAATTCAAGCGGAATCCCTTCGGGCATTTTCTTTAAGCTGCTGGCATTCATATAAAGGTAGGCCTCTTTAATTTCGGGTATGTCCGCAGGGTCTTTATCCGGCAGCGGCGGCTCTTGGTCATAGTCCCACTCGAGTTCGGTACCGATGCGCGGTTTGCGATCCCAAGGGTGGCGGAAACGCTTGTCTACTTGGGTGGACGCACCCCAGCCTTGAATTTTACGATTACTATCTACTGGATGAGTGGGAGTATAAAAATCGTTTAGCTCAGCCGTTGGCAGCAAGTTAAAACCAACTGCTGAATAATTCGGCACAAAATATTGCCTATAGCCCAAATCAAAATTTGTAGTCGCGATGTACCCATCAAACCTAATCGCTCGCGGACGTACCCAATATTTCGAGCTATCTGAGTGAGCCGAGCTTTTAATAACATCCTTAATAGCAGGGGTATTCCAATCTATGAAAAAGGAATCGTCTTTCAACTTTATTGATTTATCCCATCCCTGTGGTGCCCCACCCCGCGGATCATCCTTACGTGGCGTCATATTCCACGCCTGACTAACTGCAACTAAATCCTTGGCCGCAACAGCTCCCCAGCGAGTACGAGACCAACCAGCCCGTTCATCAACCATTATAGGCTCGCCCCAGCCCACCAGAACGAGCCGGTCACGGGCCGCAAGGTCTCCTGCGCGAAGCGCTCTCTTAATGTCTAAGTGCTCAGGAGTTAGGCTATATTCAATGCTCGAGCTATTTACGGAGATATTACTGGCGATAACGATCTTTACATTATCAGAAACCATATGAGTAGGCGGCACTGGGTATACGATCGGCAACTCGCCCTCTTTCAGGAGCGAGAAATCCAATTTATTATCCGGCGGCGGAAAATATAGCCGCCGGACGAGATCAAAATTTACTGACAAAAAAGCGGGCACGATAATAGGCGCTCAATCACTGCTGACAGGGAAGGCTTGATCGGGGGGAATGAAATCTTCTACGTACCTAGCTACGCCCTTGGTAATTCGTATATTATCCACGTACCCCGTCAATCCATCGGAACTTGCTTGGTTAGCGCCGATCCTAATTCCTGATGTATGCGTCGACGGCGCAATCCATGACTCCGTCGCGCGAACTGCGCCCTCAATATAAATAGTAAGCTCGCCAGAAATTTGAACAATTGCCCAGTGCACCATAATGCCCGGCTCAGGCATTGCATCGATCGAGGTCGATATAAATGTACTATTTATTGTTCCATCATAGATGCTCATCACTCTTGTTTCTGAGTTAACAAACACTACCCAGCTCACGCTGTAAGCCCCTGAACCGCGAAAATCAATTAACGTTGCATACCCACTGTCCTCATCTATTTGGACATGCCCCTCAATCGTAAAGTCCACGCCTTCAAGATTTAACGAATCGTGGTAAGGAATAGAAACATAATCACCTGTTCCGTCTAGTTTGAGGCTAGACCCTCCAAACATAAAATGGGCCGTCGATATTTTTGCATTGCCTCCAGCTGATACGGAGTGCTCATTCTCAGAGAGATCAGAAAACGTCGTTGCATTATTCTCTCCATCAAACGTCAGCAACAATGAAACATCGCTGAAATATGGATCCGTAACAATTATGATTACAGGTATTATCGGACCATGAACTTCGGGCCGATAAAACGGCATGGCGTAAAACGAGGCTGTGCCAATGGAGTGGCTAATCGCTGTACTAATAGGCCAAAGATAAGGTTCCTCGCTCGGCAGCCCCCCTGAGCCATTACACTCATATACGTACCCATTAGGGATTGTTGGGTGAATGCGCTCGCCCACTACGACAGAGGCATTAGGCTTAAATATAATGCCATAGTCATCAAACGCAACGACAAAGACTTCGCCTGGGTAACCGTCACGGAGTATTATTTCGTATTCTCCATTCACGCTATCGCTTACGGTCTGGCCGAGCGGTTTGGATTCCGTCAACATACTGCCATTAATCGAATACGTTAGTCGCTCGTAACTAAAAGCTTTTACGATTCGCGCAACAGCAACACCTTCAATCTCCACGACGCCTGAAACCTTACTGCCAACTAGCGAGTCAGACTTATCCCACTCTGCATACGTCACTATTGGAGGATAGCTAAATGGTTCTGCTGACTGCATGATGGAGGATGCCTCTTCTCCATCAGTTAAAGTTATGGCTGGGTATAAAGTCGCGTTAAGTGGCAAATTTATCGTTTCTACAAATAGCGTTGCACCATCTTTATAATATGTTAGTTCGCCTTTTTCGAAATCAACAAGCACCCCCAAAATTCCGTCGGCGACAATACCCACTCCTTTACTTTCACTACCGCTCCCGCCAATATCACGATAACTAAAGACCCCCGACTCAAGATTTAGCCCCCATTGAGCCGTTTCAGTACCACTCCCGACACCAGAATTGATATCTGCATTAAGATCTACAACGCCGACAGAGGTAACACCCTCAATGGTCAGCTCAAAATATCTTCTGCTTTTTGTTCTACCAGCTGCGCCTCGTATCCCCGCATCAACGCCTCCTCCACCCGACTCTGGGCGACTAGCTGTTTTACCATCCTCACTTACAATGATACCAGGGCCTGCGCTACTGGTAGACCATCCAAAACCTGCCATCAGTCAGCATCCCCTCTGTTTTGAGTCGCAAAGCTATCTTCTTCTGCTGTAGCGGGGCCGGACAAAACAGTCCGCGCCAACCAAAACGGCGACTGCGCGCCGTCTGTATTGAATCGGACTTGATTTCCACTGGCCCAACCGGAACCCCAGCCCTCTTGCCTGATAGTGAAATACGGTGCGCCCGTGGCGGGGTTTGCGATCGCACAATCTGCAGAGGTATTACCCGTGCCGATAACGCCGACAGTTTCGCCCACGACCTGAAATGCAGTGGAGCTAGTGAAGCTTATCCGCCAGCGTTCTTTGATCGAGCCTTGGTTGTTGATTTCAAGCGGAAAGGCTACGTCGTTATATTTTGCGGTGGTGTCTGATCCGATCCGCTCGTCACTCCATACACTTGTCCAGCTCGCTTGGTGAAACAAGTTGTAGACCCGCGCGCGCAAGTCGCCGTGAAGTACTGCTGACGACAAGACGGCTTCATCGGCTGGGTAGTCTTGTGATAACGGCGCATTAAAGCCAATTAGCCCTGAGACTTGGACGTCAGTGATTAAAACCATGTCCTCAACACGATCAAATACCGTGAGCGGTGTCGTTAGTGCCTGCGGCTCCTCATCATCGGTTTCTAACACCAAAGGATCTGCCCAAGTTAAAATGCCGGCCTCGCGATCAAGCACGTAAGCAGTTGGCTTTAGCGCTAAGCCGTTGGCGCCTTTCACCCAGACCTCGGCCTGATGGTCTCGTGTAAATGTCAGATCTTCGTCTGCTACGGGTGTCGCAACGGCTGTTTCGATAGTGTGACTAAATACACCCACATCGCCCGGGAGAAAGATTGGAACGCGACCGTCGCTCGGCAGCCTAGTCGGATTTAGGCCCAAAAGTGTCGGGTCGAGCGGTAAGAATTTATAGGCCACAGCTGAATATTTGATCGAGGTAGGAAATACGGGTTCCGCCCACTCGATCGAGACTATGCCGTTTTCTGTGTCTACATTGCCCGAGGTGATTTTGGCGTGAGTCAAAGATCCGTCTAGCGCCGCGGTAACGACGATTTCTTCGCCGCTTTCAGTCACCGCATTAACAATCATTGAGCCCTGCCGGAGCGGCGCGCCGGCAGCTCTAAACTTTGAGAAATTTGTTGTTCGCTCGCCCCGCCATGTTAAGCACCCAAGCAAAACTGGGGCAGCGGTAAGATCTGCACCATCGGCCCAGTCCTCCAATGAGACAATCCCAGTCGAGTAATCTATCGACCCCACACTGACCCCTGCGTCGGTCGTGCTGGACCAGTCCGTAATAATAGCGCCTTGGCGGTCTCGGTAGGTTTTGCCCGCCCACGTAAAAAGTAGTGAGCCGGGAATGATCGGCCTGCCGTTGGCGGGTATTAGGTCAACCGTTACCGCCTCAATGGGGATGTACTTAGTAACTGCTGTCGTAGGATCGGAGGTGATTGTGTAAAACAAAGCTATATCGATGGTATTGTCATAAACTTCTAACTCGGAAGCGCCGCCGCCCACCTCCCACTCTTGATACAGCACTGGCCCTTCGGTTTCTTCCAAAACCTCATAGGTGTAGTTTTTACGAAGATCAAAGACAACTTCTCCCGTGGTGTAGTTGATCGTTCCCACCACTTCGCCATCGCGCAACAGTTCGCCGTCGCCATTATCGCTGGCATACACGTCGATTTTATATTCTCGACGTTCTGAAGCACTCCCGCCGGCGCCGTTGCTGTTAAAATCAAGGGCTTCTCGCTGCCGAACCATTGTCGCCTTTACGACGACTGAGCCGACAGAAAGAGGTGCACCTGAGAGTGTCCGCGTAATCTCTGCTTGGGTCGCCGTTACACTGTCAGATAGCTTTGTGCCGGCGCCATTCCAGCGGTTGTACGAAAACTCATAATCTCCATCAATCGGCCTTGGCGCTGGGTTTGGCTTAAACTGCACCGTACCAAACGCGTAATTAATAACGCCCGCACCGTCGCCGGTTAAGTGCCCCGCACCGTCGTCACTTAAGGTGTACGTTGTTGCACCGACACTCCACTCTATTGCTACGCTACCCACCGCGAACGGCTTGCGCGAGACGGATCCACCCACCGACCCCACTGATCCTGTTGCCATAAATTCCCCCTTTAACCGTTATTAGCTGGCAAGCTCGGTTACGCTTATATTCACCACAATATTCGGCTCTGTTGTTGCCCCGTCTTGGATGTCAAACGAGCGCGGATCGCCCCATGAATAAATGATTTCAGGGCCAACGTCCGGCAATGCCGATAGCGTTACTTCGAGCGTTCCGCTCGCATAGTTGATTTGCCCGACGCCATCGCCCTCGAGTATTCCGTCGCCACGATCGCGAATTGTGTTCCAGCGGCCGAGCGCCATGTACTCGATAATTGTTGTGCTAGGCGCAGGAATTGGGCGGAGTTGCTGAACGTAACTGAGCGATCTGTTTTGCAATAAAATAGGCACACCAAAGCTGTAGGCTTGCTGCGAATACGATGCGCCAGGCAAAAAGGTGAGCGTGATCGGATTGTTTTTATAACTACTCGACGTCCATTTAATACGCACGATGCCGTTTTGGTAATCAATTTCCGATAGATCTAAACGGTTTGATCCAGCTGAATGCTTAATGGCCCCGCCGTTATCGACATAATCGCCATTTCCCCCGCCAATAACCAAGGAGCCGGGCACGATGCCTCGACCGGTGTAGTAAACAGCGTAGCCATCGAGATCTTGATTTACATCGTCGGCATTAACGGTAAGCGTAGAATCTGAGATGGGCACAACAGGCAAGCGACCCGGCCCAGCGGCGCGATCGGTAAGCGGAGTTTCGCTCTGGGCGCTAGGCACCAAGTTTGTATAAACAGAATTGACCTGTGCAGTTAGGTCGCCAGGCTCTGCGCTCACAGACACCTTAGCTGCGCCAAAATATCTAGCGGCATCCGCAACCTGAGACGTAAGCACTTTGGATTTAGATTTTTCACGGCCGGTTGGTAATGGCTCGGACCCGACAAAGTCTTCCTCAAGTTCGCTGGCAATATTTATGCGTAGCGTTTGCAATGGAAAATCATAAAGGCTGGTTCCGACATAGGTGGTGAATATTTCGGTGGCAACGGTAACATCGGTGAACCGGATGTATTGCTCATACCCTTCGGGAGTCACTAAGCAATACACTTCCCCGGGCTCGGGCGGCTTTGCATCTACACGCTGCAGTGCAGCGATCCCCCGCTGGCTTTCCAGCTGATCACCCCAAAGCCAAAAATTGGCTTCTGACGATTTGACGAGATAGCTCTCTAGGCGATCCCGAGCATCTGCGCGGCGATCCGTATGACTCCCCGTTTGAAACAACGAAACAGCAACGCGAGGGTCTAGCGGCTGACGTAATAAAATTGAATGAGCACCAAGTAAAGTGTCTTGATTCGCCGATCGCACTGATAGAAATAACTTTCGTAAATTCACACGGCCGTACACTCGATCAAGCCGCGATATATCCGGCATCGTATTGTTGATTGCCCCTTCCTCGACCACGCTCCCAGACATACGACCGCCACCGTCCTCGGTGTCGGCCATGACTTGTGACTCGGCGAGTACAATCTGATCGCTCGTAATAGTCATTCTGCTACCTCAAATAATTTTAATTCGATGGTGTAAAAGTGTGTGGGGCCCGGATCGGCCTGGCGGAGTACTTCCTCGGCTTTTAATCCGTCTGGGCGCTCAAATTGGACGACAAAAGTCTCGTCCCACAGCTCAAGCGTAAAAACCTGATCTGGGGTGTTGTAGTAAGCCTGCAGCGCTTTAACGACCGAGCGCAGCACCCAAGCACCGCCGCCGCTCTTCAGCGTGATTGGCCGACCTTTTTGCTTAATGCCCTGTTGCACAAGTAGTGCGCCAGTCAGGCTGTATTCTTTATCTTGCTCGACGCTCGACCACTCAAACTCGTCAGACCACTGCAAGTCCGCAGGCAGCTCAATAGTCGTGGCCCCGTCGGTAATGGTTATCGGCATTAGCTGACCCTCCGGCCTAAGCTCTCAAGCACAGAGATAAGATCGTCTTCGTTATCTGTTGTCACGGAGGCTTGGCGGCCGTCTGGCGCTTGAATAATGATTGTGCGTGACGATGCCGTTGTGGTGTTTTGACGGTCTTCACTCGCGAAGTTTTGCGCGGTGGCTTCTCTCTGCTGGGCTTCGCCTAATTGGCGCTGGCGTTCGGCTTCGGCGGCCTGCTCTGCTACGCGCGCCTTGTCCTCGGCGGTGCGCTGCTTGGCTTGCGCGAGGCGGATGTTGTAGGCCTTCTGGGCCAGATCAAGCGCCTCTTGGGCGGCGGCTATCGCCGCTCGATCTCCAAGCCCACGCGCGCGTTGAAGCTGGGTTTCTAGCTCTAAGCGCTGCTCTTGGTAGCGCAATTGTTCAAGCTGTTCATTGTCGCCTTGCAGGCTGGCGAGTTCTTGGCGCAGGCTCGAAATCGTGTCTTGCAGCGAATCATTAAGACCATCAACTTCGGCATTCACCCGATCGATAGCGCCGGCAAGGCGTGATAAATCTTGATCATCCAGCAAGTTAAACTGGCGACTTAGATCCTCGACTGAGTAACCCATCAACCGCGACTGGGACTCTCCGCGCTCAAATTGCTCAACAAGTTCTTCTAGCGCAATTTTTTGTTTGTAGAAATCTCGCTCCACTGTTGCCGCGGCAATAGATGCATCCTTCATCCAGTCAACTATGCCGCTGCGGTCAACATGAACAGCTTGCTGCATGGATCGAATCTGACCCTCTACTGTTTCAAGCTTGACTGACAGCTCATCTAGCGCCCCGAGATCAGCTTGGCCAGCTGTGATTTTCTGAAATGCGCCAACTGCTTTCTCACTTAGGCTTGCAAGGTTTGCAGTGATTGTGTTGTAGAAACCAGAGACCCGCTCTCCGATAGCTTCAGCCCTAGCCGCTGTGTCGCCAATAGCCTGCTCTGCGCGGCTTACCTCTTGACCTAATTCGCTGACGGACTCGCGAGCCTGATTCATTCCCTTGGCGATTTCCTCGCCCGCGCCTTTGCCCTCATCACCTAATTCGCGCTGCTTATTCTGGGCATCCTCCAGCCCTTTTATATAATCCTCGGCAGAGATCGCCCCAGCATGCCAAAGGGCGGTTAACGCTTCGCGGTATTCGTTAAGCTCTTCAAGGCTGTTGGCCTCTGAAAGGGACTGGTAGATTTTCTTAATATTGGAGACGGTTTCCTCGGCAACTACGGCAACTTCTTTAAGCGCCTCCTTGCTTTCTTCCGCTGCCTCGCTCACACCGTCAGCGACATTTTCAACCTCTTCGGTTACACCTTTGATGGCCTTTCGGTTATTCTCAGCCTGAATGAAAAGGTCGCCCATGATATCGTCAATACCACGAAGGCGCTCCTCTAAGCGCCTGTCTGCGTCTTCCCAGGTATCATCGGTAAAGATAGCTTTGACTTTTTCCCAGCCAGTCTTTAGGTACTCCCAGCTTTTAAGCAGGCCCGCGGTCATCGCGATTCCGGCCTTTTCTATGCCGACAAATTTATCGCGAAGGTAAGTGCCTATCTCCCAGCCAACAACAAAAGCGCCAAGCCCCAGTAGCGCAGCCTGCAATCGAGTGATTGACACTCTCGCAGTATTAATAGCGCCGGAGAAAATCGCGGTGTTTGCGGCCGCAGTAACCGCTACACTGCCGAATGACACAACCGCACTGATTGCCTGGGCTATCTTCAATCCAATAAAGCCCTTGGCGAGCAGGGTTAGCTCAGCAGAGTAATCCCTTACAAAGGTTATTGTGGTTTGAAATGCGCTGCCGATCGCACTAAATGCCGCTGCAGTAGTGGTTGCAATATTCGATATTACAGATCCAGCTTTGGGCGCATCATCGACAATTGCAGATATAAACTTTTGAGTTTTTTCTATTAGAGTGACAAATGCGCTTGAAATGTCATCAACCAATTTAGGCTTATTTAAAAGCGCCGCATCTATTGTTTCAGCTAAGCCTTTAAATGCCGGCGCCAACTTAACGACTAACTGGTTTCCAAAGCCCTTAACCGAAGCGAGTATTTTCTGAAATCCAGAATCGACCTCCGTAAGGGCTTTTAGCTCATCTTCACTAAATATCGCGCCGCGCTTCTGCGCCTCGGCCGATAGCTCACGTAGCTTTTCCGCATTATTGTCGAGCAAGGGCAGCAGCAAAGATGCATCGCTAGCAAGGGATTCTAAAATCTGAATTTGGGCGGGCTTTGGTAATCCGGTGAGACGTTCTGAAATCGCTAAGATCTGCTCATCTGGCTTAAGCCTAACTAGCTTCTCGATGTCGAGGTTTAAACCCTTAATAACATCGGCAGCTTCACCGCCACCTGTTAAAAATGCGTCGCCGATTTTTTCGGCAACGTCCTTCATGATGTCGGCGGTTTTCTCGCCACTCACACCGACGCGATCCGATGCGTACTGCCACTCCTGCAATTTCACCGCAGAAATACCAAAGGCATCGGCACTGGCCAGTGTTTGCCGCGCGAGCGCTGATTGGGAGGCGGTAAATCGGGTTAGCACACCAACCGCAAGTGCTGCGCCGGCTGCGGTGGCGGCGGTAGCCCACTTACCGAAGGTGACAATACCTGCCGACAAATTTTTGCGGAACGAAAGAAATCGTGAGTCACTTTTCTCTGTTGTTTCGCTTAAGTCTTCTAGCTCACGCTGGGCGGCTTTTGTGCTTTCAGCCAAGCGGCGCTGCTCGCCATTGAGATCCTCTAGGTTAATTCCTGCAGAGTGCGCTTCCTCAGCAAGGTCTCCAAGGGTCTTTTCGGCACGGGTATATTCACGCTCTGCCGCTGAAACGGCCTTTTGAGCGGCCTCAAATTCCTGCGCCTGACGCTGCGTGGGAACACCAACCTTGGTGATTTTGTCACCCAGTTTATCGGCTTTGAGCCTTGCCCGATCGTAAGCTGCCGAGGTTCGGTCTACTGCTTTTTCAGTCGCAGTAAATTGCTTAACTAACTGAGAATTGTCCTCAAGCTCACGAAGCTCATCCTGCAAGCGCTCAGCACTTTTCGCGAGACCATCAACGCTATCGGCGGCTTTGTCGGTATCGCCGGTAAGGAAGTTTTTGGCGCGGAGAATAAGGTTAACGGTTTGATCTTTTATAGCCATACGCCGGAACCGTCGTAAGAAATAAGGTGGGGAAACAGAGCGCTCGGTGGGACCGGCGCCGAAAAGATGTATAGCCGCCTCAAAAAGGCGGCATGGTTTTCGTTACTCGTTTGCGAAAGTGGCTTTGAAATACTGCGATATGCCGGCCCCAACTTTGGTACTGTCAACTAGCACTGAGCCTTCTAGCGGTAGCTCACCAAAGTCGTCACCAATGAAACCGAGACCAGAGGTGGGCGACCACTTAACGCGGTATACGCGTATGATCACCGCTTTGTCTGTTTCCGCTTCGTTGAGGCCGTCGAAGATCAGTTCATACTCATCACCAGAACCGGTCATTGCTTCGATCACATCGCCAGCGACTTTGGTGTAAGCAACACCTATTTGATCGCCATCAAGGTAGTTTCCAGAATCCAGCATAACGATACCCGCGCCGGCGATTTGGTAGTCGGTGTTTAACGTGAGCACTTCTGGAGTGCCGTCTGGGTCAAGCGTGACAGTTATGGTCTCGCCTTTATCAGGCGCATGATCAAAGGCCACCAGCCCATCTGCGTAGGCCTCGTGCCGCTCATCTGCTACCGCAGCGGCGGTGACCGCTGCAATGGTCCCGCGCAATGCGATTTGCAGGTTTTTAGGTCGAAACTCTAGCATTGTCATTGCCAACGAAACCGAGGCGACGCGCTGCAGCTCATTAGCCACACCACCACCAGCAACTTGATAGTTTGGCTGGGAGACAGAGTTTGTCTCAACACTGAGATTAAGGGCGGAACAGTTACCGATGGGCATCGCGCCGCCACCAGAGGTAGAGCGCAGATATATTTTACCCTTGCCCAAATAGCTGTATGTTTGAAGAGCCATGGTTTAAGCCTCGTGTTTTTCCGTAAAGTTAATCCCCACGGGAAGTGCCGCAAGGGTATAAGGTGAGTCGGCGGCGATCGCAAACTCTGCCAACCCAATATCGGGAGCACGCACTCCCGGCAATGAGCTCGTTTCCAGCTCCCACTGAAGCGCTAGCGCGCGGCGAATATCTGCCAGGCAATCGCGCAACACATCAGAGGGCTGGCTAGTGTCATCAGTAACAACGACGATCCGTAAATTTGTGGCTATTTTGAATTCGCAACCGGTACCGCTGACTTTTTGAACACCCTCGGTATCTGGTTGAATCGCAATAATGGGGAAATTCATACCTCGCCCCTGCATTGCGTGGGCATACCAACCACGATAGACATTGGCGCCAGTGTCAGTCACATAGCCTTGGTCTAGTTGAATAGACGTGAGCGTTCGCTCAATTGCCTTCGCAATCGAGGTTGATAGTGATTCAGGCATTATTAGAAAATCCGAGTGAATGTTTTTTGAAAATCTTCGGCAACGATCTCTAGGGCTTCGGCGCTAACAACTTCGCGCACATTTTTCCACGCAGAACCAACACTCGGCCCGTATACAACTCGCCAATCGTCTCGGCCTGTGCCAGTTCGGATTGCCATGGCCACATTGCTGCCGTCGCTAGCATTGCCCCTGTTGAGGTAGACAATAAACCCGCCTGCCCATTTCTGAGCCGTGCCACTGCGCTTAATTTTGAAGGCTTTAATTCCGGCAGCTTTTTGACCCTTAGCAATTCGTCGTCGCTTATCTCCCTTCAGTTTGCGCCTAGGGCTTTTAGCGGCAGCAATAGCTATCTTGTCGCCACCATAGGATCTCAGCGTAGTGGGACGCGCCCGCCCACTTATAACGACACTAAGATCCCCTTGTGTCGCGATACGAGTGACATCTAGGCGCTGGTCGATATATGCACGCGACAGATTTAATTCCGAGAAGATTTGCTCAACCCCGCGCTGCCGCGCAAACTCCCCGCCAGTATTAAGAGCAGATACCAGCGCTTGCTTCGCTTTTACAGGGGTACGGCGAACCTGATCAGCGAACTGCGAAAGCACTGCAGTCCCGAAAAGGTCATTAGCCATAAGTCACACCTGCGCAGCCACCCAGCGCATAACTTCGCCCAGAGTGTCGATAGGCTCAAGAAGCCTAAAGGTTTCTCCGGTCTCGTCATCCTGAACGAGCGTGCCGCGACTAACACTGCCCACTTCGGTACGGAATAATTCAACCTCTATGCGGGTATCAGCAACCACGCCATACTCGTCGATGACCTCTGCCCCCTTATCAATAATTGCACCAACACCAAGGATGGCCTCAGCGTTGGGCGGGGTTACTGTGGCCGTGGTGCCAAAGACACTTCGGGCCATCGAAGCCATTGATGCAGCTAAAGACTTAAATGACATTTAACCGAGCTTTACTTGCGCTAAGCCAGCAGCACTAGCAGTGATGGCAACGCCAATTTTAACGCCAGCAGCGATCGGCAATAATTCGCCAGTATTCCACTCAACAACATCGCCAGCGGCAACAGTCGCGTCCGCGGGAAGCTCGAACACCCCTTCAGTTACAAGGGTAACTTCCTCGCCGATCGCGGCAGCGTTTACAGCAACACCGAAAAGGCCATCGCCAATCAGCACACCAGCGCCGGCTACTACTGCGGCAACAGCAATAACAGTGATCGCCTCGCCTTTTTGCACATAATTTTTCATCTCAAATCCTCGCGATTTCAGAGATAGGAAAGACCACCCCCGCCAAAATGGCGGAGGCAATATTAGATACAGCCACTAATCCAAATTACGGGGTAATGGTTGCGCGGTGGATGGTACGGAAAGACATAGGCGCAACACCGACATCAATGCGGGCTTTGTGGGTTATGCCGTCAACCTCAAAGCCGCCTTGTTGATCAAGGAACGGTTGCTTATTACCGTCGAGATACGCGACCTCTATTGTGTCGTACATACCGGGGCTAGCTACGCCGTAGATCTTATCTGCGCTGTCGTCGTCCAAACGCGCCTCGCCAATCACTTCCATGCTGTTGCGGATGGGGTTTGGTACGCGGTCGTTCGCATAAGCCGGATCGAACTCAGCAGCCAAGATTGCCTTCGCTGTTGATTCACGAGCAATGGGCGTTAGCACGTAGCCTGGGCGAATACCAAGTGAGGCACCACCTTCTTTCTGGGTTCCCATTTTCACCTTCATCGCATCCAAGGCAGCAACATCGAGTGCGTCAGGCGTACTCGTGTTTTTGTGATCTGCATGGTACATACCCTTGTTGTCGCCCATGGTAGGGCCAGCAATCAAGGTCGAATACACGGTGTCGCCAATTGAGCGTTTTGCAGCTCGACCAAACATCCGAGGAATGCGATCGAACACCGACAAGTCATCATTGATAATGGCCTGACGAGTGATCGAGAACAGCTCACCATAGGTGAGCAGTATGATTTTCTCTTGACGATCGCTGGTGGTCACATACTTAAACTCGGCGCCTTCTGCGACTTTACGTAGCGATGGGAAGCGAGAAAGATCAACACGGCTTGCTTCGCGGAAGTCGGTCAAAATACCTTCGCTGGTCCACTTCTCGTAGGTTTCCTCCACCTCGTCGTAACCGCGCAACATGGATTTATGCGCCACGTCAGACAGCGCAATGGAAAAGTCGCCCGTTGCGTGCGTGAAAGCATTGGCCACCAGAATCCGGCGGTCGGTCATGCCGGCCACGCCCACGCCGTTGTCTACCAGTGACGCACGAGCCAGCTCAAGCAAAGTCATACCACCGTAGCGGTTACCGCTCTCGATCTTATCTGCCCCTACGCGGGCAGAAAGTGCATTTCGAATAGAGTCGCGCACCAAGGCACCGTTGCCAGCATATACCTTGGCGGCGGCTGGCTGACTAGGCTCACGCCCTTTGCCCATCTCGGTGAGCAGCGCTGCACGCGCATGCTCAACCGTGCACTTCATGTCATCTAAGCAGCTGTCGCGTAGCTCAGGAAATTCGAAGTTATCGAATACCGCGCGGACTTCAGTGCGGCGTTGGGTTTCGGCTGCTTGAAAAGCAGCAACTGTTGGAACCTGCGCCGCGGGTGCGGGCGCTGCAGGAGCGGGTGCCGGTGCTGGTTGATTACCATCGTCGGGCTTCTGGCCTTTAACCTTATCGGTCATAGTGGTGAACCTCGTCATTAAATTTGAGTTAAAAGACGCCGCCGCCTCGATAGGCTCGGCTAGAGAGTCGGCGAATCCCTTCTCGACTGCCTCTACACCATCCAGCCAAGTTTCAGCTGCAATCATGGCGGTGAGCTCGTCATCGGGTAGCCCGGTTTTACTGCGGTAGGCCGCAAGCAAACTTTTCTCGATTTTATCGAGTAGATCCGCATCGTCGCGGAGCTTGTCCGCGTCACCTCGAGAAACATTCCAAGGTTTGTGGATCATCAAAAATGCATTTTCTGGGATAGTGATTGTGTCCCCTGCCATTGCGATCACGGATGCAATGGAAGCGGCCAGACCATCGATATGGACGTTTACCGTGGCCGAGTGATTACGCAGCATGTTGTAAATAGCCAGCCCTTCGAATACAGAGCCACCTGGGGAGTGAATAGAAAGATTGATCGTCTTAATGCCCTTGTGCTGATCAAGGACGTACTTGAAGTCGACGGCAAATATGCCCCAGAATCCAATCTCGTCGTAAATGGCGATATCCAGCGAGTCGTTTGCAGCAGCTCGCATCGAGAACCATGAGTCAGGCTCAACACGACGATCACTCGTCTTGTTTGTCCCCATCATCGCCATCACTGCTGGAATCGCTACGTTTCTTTTTGTCATCACTTTCGCCCTTGGAATAGTGTTCGTGGTATGCGTCGGAGTTGAATACCAGTCCGTGCTCTCGGTTTTCGGTGATCTCTTCGCGCCGTTGCTTTTTCAGTTCTGCAATGTTTCCACCGCGGGAGCGAATCACTTCGGCCTCGGTAGCAAAGCCATCAGCGACCAACTTCTCCCACGCATTGGCTTCTTTGTATGGGTCTATCCATGGCATGACCGGCCCGATGTAAACCGCGTTAAATACGGTTGATTTGTCGACGTCGGTGGGAACGGCGATCTTTCCGGACGCAATCGCCACTTGTAACCAGCGGCGGTATACGCGGCGGGCATATTGATCAATGAACTGGTTTTGAAGTACTTCGTATCCCGACTGCGATTCAACCAGCTCTTGGCGCTGCGCCGAGTACGTGCCGTTATAGTCGCGCGCTATAGATGAGTAGCTGCCTCGGGTACCGGCAGCGACGGCGCGTATCATGGCGTTGCGGAACCCTTCCAGTAGCGCGGATGGCCGATTGCTTTCAATGGTGCCTACGTCTTCGCCAGGGATCAGTCCGTCGAAAACCATGCCCGGACCAAAAGGAATGGTTCGCTCGCCGGTTTGTTTATCGGCCTCAGTGTTTGGGGCATAAAGTCCGGGATCTCCCTTTTTGATATAGAAGGCGAGCGCAGCGGCAATCCGCGCAGCTACGCGCTCTGATTCTTCATAATCTTTAATATCTGCGAGACGAACCAGCACCGGTGCCAGCAATGAAATGCCACGTACTTGACCGATCCGCTTACGAATAGCGATATGAATCATGTCGTCGGATTTGACGAATTTGGTCTCGGCCTTGTAGGTAATGGAATCCGCTGGGTGCTTCTTGAAAATGTGGTAACCCTTTACTCGCCCCCACTCATTGCGCTCAACACCTTGAGTTACACCCTTGGTGTCGTCGTCTTCCAGCGACATGTAATCGGGTTCGAGCAGCTCTAACGCAAATGGCACATCAGTCAGGTGCACGTAGCTGGGAACATTGCCGGCAATGAAGTTTGCTAGGGCCTCACCATCTCTAAGCCAGGTGCGCACTATTAATCGCTCAACTTCAGGCCTAGACAGCACACCGGACGCCTCAGGCCGAAGACTCCATTCACCCCAAGCAGATTTTATCTGAGCGGCAAATTCTGCGGCTACGCTGCCATCTTTTAGCAAAGGCAGCGGTTCAATACCGATACCTTTGGGGCCAACAACACGCTCTTCGAGCTTGTCGAATAAGCCCGTGACAATGTCGTAGTTCTCGTCAAGGGCGCGGGCTTGCTCACGAATACTTTTGGAGCTGGCCTTCACCGCGGCATTTCCAGAACGTCGTTCCGACTTTGCCTTATGAGTGCGAGACGGGCTTGCAGCCTCGTAGGCGCGAATCGCCATTCTTGCAGCTAGACTTCTAGCGACCGTTCGTGGAAACAGTGGAGCAAGCGCCCTGTCTATCCAGTTCATGGTCATTAATAAAATCTCGCAAAGCCAAATGGTCGAGCAGACTGCCTGCTGACACGCTGTTCCCACTCCCGCCGGCCACGCTGAATTTCAGCGAGGTTTTCTCGGGTGTAGGTTTTGCCGTTCCAAGAGATGGATTTACCTTCAAGCAAGGCGAGCTCTGCCTCCATGTACTTGTCGAGCATTTCTTGTGCTGTGGGTGTTGGCATTTAAGTTAGCCATCCTCCGCCTGAGTTCTTTATCCCGAGCCAGTCGCTTCCGCGCGCGCCTTTTTGCTCGGGTTCGTTTTTGTCAAAAGCGCTTTTTTCTGCCTGCTTAGTGGCTTCTGGGGCTTTAGCCTTGCCTGAAACCACTCCGGCTTGTGCGGCATCGAGGGAGAATCCGAAGCGCTGCTGTGAAATCCGCAATGCAGCCAGTGCACCGACACAGCAGTCGAGCGCTTCGTTACGCCTGCCCTTGGAGTCCCAGCGATACACTCGCTGGCCGTTCTTAACCTTGCTTAACTTGACCTCGGCCGTTAACTGTTTCAGTTCGTCTTGGTCGCAAATCTCAGAGTTAGCCGGCAGATGTATGCAGCCCGGAATGGGTATGCCCGGTTCAGGCTGAATCCGGAGCCGCGAATAAATGACTTCTTTAGCGTTGTCCGTACCGATCATCGTGAGAAACACGCCCTTGCGGTTTCTCGACCTTGGGAAATCAGCGATAGGCTTGCCGTATTGGCTGGCCCCTTTGGTTGGTATAACCGTAAAAATGCCGATCTTTTTCGACTGGCTGTATACCTCATCGGTGTAGTGACCACCGGAGTCCCACGTCCAGCGCATTACCCCAAGAACTTGCCCATCCTCGCGGGTATACTGCTTACGAATACGCTCTTCTACTTTGCGCTGCAGTTCTTCGCCAGCTGGGTCGCCATACAATATAAATCGATCAACAAGCCAGCTTTCTTCACCGGCCCCGTACCCCCAAACCCTGCCTTCATAGCGATCATCTTGGGTATCTATGCCGCCAAATAATGCGACAGCCTGATCCGGTACCGGTGGGAACACTTCGCGCCGGTTATAGAGCTGCTCCCACTCAAGACCCTCACCGGTTTCGTCTTCCCAGGTCTCGCCCAGAGTCGTGTTGACGAAGGTCTTGAGCTTGCTTGCGTCGCCCTTGGCGCGGAGAAAATCCTCAACAATTCGAGCCCAAGTAGTAAATGGGCTGTAGGCCGTCCACACATGAAAGGTAATGCTTGATGGCGTTGGCGTCGGAGTACCGTCTGACGAGAAAAAATCAATGCCATCACGAGTAAAGACGCCCGTGTTATCGCATACCCAGCGACCAGAGTGAGCTGAGTGCGGCCGACTGGCATCATTCAGCTCATGCTGTTTGATTACACACGCGCCCACCCGACAAAGGTAAAATGCCGTTGCCGCTCGACGTTCCGCGCCAACAAGTTCGTTGTTCCACTTAATGCCGAAATTGCAGTCTGGGCCGCCCCACTCCAAGATCTGTTCCGATCCGCAGTGCGGACACGGGACGCGAAACCTGAAGTAGTACTCGGACTCGCTAGCCGCATTTTCAATCTGGCATTCGCCGCGAATTTTTGGCGTTGAGCCGCGTATAGACTTGCCATACGTCGAGCCTTCAAGACGCTTATCGCCAAGAGTGGTCGGCGAGCCCTCTTTTTCAACATCCTTATCAAATGCTGCAAGTTCGTCATAAACGACAACATCAGCGGACGTTTCACGGTAGTTCCTAGCCGCCTTGCCGCCGCGTATGAATAACTGCTTACCGTTGGAGAACCGCTTCTGATCTAGCGTGTTATCTCGGTGCTTCATTCCGCACCAAGGGGCAAGCTCTTTCAGCGACGGAACATCACGAATTGCTGTATCAACGTGAGTTTTTGAAAACTTCTCAGCGTCGGTATCGGTCGGCGAGAACGACAGTACGTTCCGACGCTTGTGCTCTACGTAGTACGCAATAGCAGCGAGGAGCATCTTGGTGTAACCAAGTCGAGCCGACTTGACCACGTTCACAACTCGGATTGCATCCGAGCCCATTGCGTTTAAGATCGCTACTTGGAAATGCAGCGTTTTCCAACGACCTTCGTGATATGACGATTCACTAGAAAGATAAAAATTCTCGTCAGCCCACTCGCTAGCTGATTTAGGTTCCGGTCTTGCCAGCGCAGCCAAACCAAAGCGCGCTGACCTCTGGAAATTTCTAATCTGTTTCGGAGATGGACTCGACATATTCCTCGACCAGTTCAGGGAGGATATCGTCAACTTCGGCCGCTTTGTTTCGAGCCTTGGCTATTTCGCGAGTAAGCGCGTCAATATGCCGCGGCTCTAAGTCCGGGTGTGCACGTCTCATTGATAGAGGTAGCGTGTCCAGAATTGTCGCTATCTGGGCAGCAATTCGAGAGAGCGCAAAAATTGCGAAGTCAGTCGAAATCAGCCGCCCTTCCTTCTCCTCGTTTTTTAATTCTTGGGAAATTCGACGAGCCTTAGTAAGCCTATACTCCTCTTCAAGCCGCCCCTGCATAACCTGCCTGACAGACTCGCGATCTTCTTCATCCTGGTTGCCATCGATTTCAGTGGCGCCACGCTTTTCAACCCATGCACGGCAGAAATCTTCTAGGTTATAAAAAACCTCTCGGCCAACTCTGCCTGCAGGCTTAAGTCCCCATTTCCCTAGGGCTTGCGGGGTAATTGCCAAAGCTTCGAGCACCGTCTTTTTTGACACCGTGCCCGGGGGTGGCTGCCGCTTACTGTCAGTCGACATATAAATAGCAACCCACCTAAAAAAATTTCATACATAGTGGAAACCCGAACCTCCGCGCCCCCGTATGCCACCCCCGCCGGGGAGTACCTTTTCACCCTCCCGCACGAATTGGAGCGCAGCAAACTGAACTCGAATCATGCAGGCAAGTGGCAAGCTCGGGCTCAGTCCTTTGGCGCGACGCTCGTTTCACGCTGTATCTTAAGTTGTTCGCGCCTAAACCAAACATTCGTTGCAAACGTTGCAATACCAATTAGCAGACCACCGATAGCAACCCACTCATTTATCGATAACCCGGCGACAGTTGTGACTGCTGAAGCGGTATAACTCACTACCGTTGATGCCTTATCTGGCGCCATCACTTACCCGCCATTAATCTAGTTTTTTCTGCACTTGAGCGGGTGGTGCCAACCCAAAAAGTAACCGATGCTCCCCATAAGGCAGACAACTGCCCCAGCATTACATAAGCCAAATCGCGGTTTGCATCTGGTATTTCGGTGTTAAACATCATGTAAAGCGCAGCAGCAAAGATCATCGTTAATGTCCCGGTAACAACCATGGGCATAGGCGAATGCTTGTGGATCTCTCTGGCCTGCTCTTGATTGCGTAACTCAGCCTTGGCCAGTTCTACTGCCATCGACTCAAGTTCGGCGCGATGATCCGCCTCAATCTGCTTGAGCCGCACCAATGTATCAGGATCACTAAGAGCTGCTGCAACAGACTCAGGATTACCATCAACGCCAAGGCCGCTAGCAATGAGAGAACCAACAGCGCCACCAGCAGGGCCTGCCAGCACTGTTCCCAATAGTGGTGCTGCTTGTCCGACAGATTTTGCAATAGACTTCCAGTTCATGCTGCCTTCACCATGCTCAAATCCTTATCGACAAACTCAATGGTCAGGTCGCCAGCGAGAGCCGCATCAATGACCAGCGTATACAATCGACGATAGGCGCTCGGGCTATCCACGAGGCGCATTGCACGATTAGTCGTAATCACATCATCGCCTACCAGCAAACAGCCCGCCGTGTGGTCATCTGTGACGCCACAGTGAATTAAGATCCACTCGAATGAAGGCACATCAAGTATATGAAGCATGCCCTTATGAATGTCGGCAAAAACATTGTTGCTGTAGCGATCATGAAAGCGCCCAGCGGTATGAACACCGACGCTATAAACACCGGCAGGAATGCGAGTTTCGCCATAGACCTTCTTAGCTCGGTACTCATCCTCCAAGCCATAGCAAACTTTTACACCGTCGACGAAGATCTCTGATGCCGTTGAATCGACATCAGATAACAATCTCTCAACGCGTATATACATAACCATCCAGAAATAAAAAAGCCCTCACTAGGAGGGCAAGTACATGGTTGTTTCGGGCGTAAAAAAACCCGCACGCGGCGGGCTTTGGGAGTTACTTGATACTAATTAAAACGGTTCATATCAATGCTGTCTATGGAAAACTCGATGAAGGTTGAAAGACGTCGAAACGAATACCGAATTTTTATGCTAGTCTTCATCGTTGAGGAGAAATGCCTCTCTCAAATAAGGAGCTTAGTATGGAAACTTTGATCTTATCCGGTGCAGTAAAACCCCACAACATTCCCACAAATATTACAGCTGCGTGGGCCACACCTCCCTCAAAAATGTCGGAACTTGAAAAAAGGCTAGACGAAGGTGGGACACTAATATTCGACGACGCAGATCTAACAATTGGAGCGGTTAATCCGCAAGCCAACTCGCATCTGTTCATTGCCGTACGGCAACTAGAATTACGGAATAGTAGGATCCTCACCAATGGCAATTCTTTAACGATCTTTTGCCAGGAGTTTCGACAGGACAATGCCTCAAAAATTGACTCGTTCCCTTACAGCCACCAAAAGGCGCAATTAGGAACGATTGGAGATGATGGCGGAGAGATCCGTATTTACATTACATCTAAGATTAGCGAAAAGTCTGTCGTGGAAATGAGCGCACAAGATGGGGGCGATGGTGCGGATGGAAGAAACGGCGACAAAGGCGCAACGGGTTATAGTGGTCGAGGGGCTAGAAACGGCTCTTTCGGCACTTGTATGCGAGGCCCAGGCAATGGAGGCAACGGAGGAAGAGGCCAAAATGGCGCCCCCGGTTCAAATGGTGCCGCCGGAGGAAATGGAGGCACACTGAGAATTTTTTTCCTTGAAACCACTATTCAACCTGAACTTGACGTTAAATTTACTTCGCAACCCGGTATAGGGGGCAGCGGCGGCAAAGGTGGCAAAGGTGGCGAGGGTGGCGAGGGTGGACGCGGGGGATCTGGCGCAGGCAACTGTGGCGGCAATCGAGGTATCCACGGAAGGAGCGGAGCACCCGGCGATCCAGGTATTGATGGAGAGAGAGGTTCCCGCGGTGAGCCCGGATTCATGATTATACGAGAGATCAAAATTGATGAAATCTTGAGTACAATGGATGCAGGCCCAGAAAGTACTTAGTTGTAATTAGTTGTTTGTAGTTTCTATTCACCCCGACAGGAAGGCGAGCGCGAGACATGTGTTTGTCTTCTTCATTTCACTTCTTGTTATGTGCCACACCAAATTTTTGCACCGGCACAACTAAATATCGAAACCCCGTACAGTACACTCGGCCACCCACGCAGCTATAGCAGGCTGCATAACGTTACGCAATTTGCGCTTAACCTCATCCCACGCTTTGCGCTCTTTGGCGTCTGGCCACGAGTCCTTGGTATGCCCAAACAGCTCACGAATATGGGGCTTAGGGCCTTGGCGAGCTTCATCCCAGCGCCGCAGCTCAAAATTCAGTATTGCTGCTGCCCGCGCCTTCGGCACCGCCTCGCGGTACGTATCGAGAATGGGATTAATGATCGAAAAAAGCTGCCAAACATTTGGTTCCGGTGCGCAGCGTCCGCGAATCTGATCTGGGAATGGCGCCGGAAGGTCGTTAATCACTTTGACATAACGCGACTTCATGAAATCGACCTCATCCAGCGGCACCTCGCTACCGCCGCCCTTTCTGGTCGCGACCGCATGAACACAGTGCTCACCAGCCGCGCGCCACAATCGAGGATCTACGCTTCCAGCATTCGGTTTGGTATTAATCCAATCAGCTAAACCGCCACCCCCGCCCTGCTCGGTCACGCTAAGCACAAAGCGCAGAAAGCCCACGTATTCGCTGTAATCGCTTTCAAGCTTTTCCGCCACTGCCATGTTATCCCCCTTAATACAGTTTACCGGCCAGCTGGTTTCAGGCAGCCCACCCTCATTACAGAAGCTCTTCAAGCCCCTTTCTGGCGAGAATACTGATCGCTTCAAAAGACAACTCTACGCTGCGATCCCGCGCATAAGCCTTGACCGTGCTCCACAGAGACTGACTATTGAGTTTGTCGAGAAGCTCATGACCTTGCCATGTCAACATCCGCCCCATGCAGAGCAGCGGAGCATTCAAGGACGTTCTGCAGGTCGCCTCAATCAAGCCAGCTTGCTCTAAGAGGTGCATGTGATAACTGGCCTCCTCTTCACTCCATCCACCAACTTTGTTCGGGTGTAAGGTGCTAGTGGTGTCTGGCATCGCCTCCAGCATGCGCAAAATTTCTCTTATACATTCCCAATCTCTTTTCACTATTACGTCTCCAGTATCCGAATACCGTGCCGGTACAGCATCAGCTTGCGCTTTAGGTTGTAAATGGGCGTACGGTGGCCCTTGGTGTCTTCCACAACCGTCTGATCATCTTTGGTTACGTATACAAAGTCCGCCACATAGTGCGTAGCCCGCTCCCCTTCCTGCTTTGGTATCAGCTCAAAGCGGACTTGCTCCTGCAAATCGCGAATTTCACCGGCCTTCGCAAGTAACGCCAATTCAGTGGCACGCTTTAACTCTCGTTTAGAGTCATAACCACCAACACGCTGATTGCCGTACTTGCTGGGCAGGCCCTTGGCACCGCGTAATCTCATAGCAGATACCCCCGTAACACCATTTCAGTCACCAGCGCTTGGGTAATCTCAAGCAAATCGTCTTCTGGCAGATACTCAGCCTCAAATGCCTTTTTGCCATCTGCGCGGCTCACCCACCCCTTACCCGGCATCCGATGATGACAAGGGCACAATGGCAATGTGCGCTTATGAGCCTCCGGCTTTGTTTTGCCATCTAGGTGGTGAATTTCAGCTGGGCTTTCTACCTGCTTAAAAATGCGGCAAACGATGCACCCCACCTGCACGATCCGGTTCATCCACAGACTTTCTTCTTTGTTGGGGGTGCGGCCTGCCAGCGTCATGCTTGTGCTTCGCTGCGTAAAAACCGCATAGTTTTGCCAAGCCTTTCACGCTCGTACTCACGATAGCTATCATCGAGCATGGCGGGATCTCTCAACACCTGGTCAAAATCTTCTAGACGATTGATGGCAATATAGATCGCTTGCTGCGCTCTCAATGTGGCATCACGACTATCAGAAACCTTCGTCAAATCCACCTCAGAAACACCCTCACCCATCGCATGATCAATCATCAAATTAATGGTTTTAATAGCCGTATGCAGAGCGTGTTGATTCTCACACCGGCATATCAAGCCAATAACGTACGACGCCGCATCATCGAGTTTATTCTCAGCACAGAATTTTTCGGGCGTTATTACCCATTCAAAATCAGCAGATGCAACTCGGGGTGAAGCAAACGCAGCTGCGCCAAAATACGCGTCGATCATCATCTGAATGAAGTGGCGAGACTTCTTAAGATCCTGGACACCGTTCTTACCACGCCACCGATAAACGTATTTAATTACTTCGCTTTCGGCGCCCGGCAGCTGATTAGCCAACCAAAACTCTGCCGGCTGAATTTTAGCGTCTTTGTAATGGCGGCCACCAACCTGCGTAGACCACGCGCTATTAATTTGCTCAGTAATCATGACAACCGGCCCTCGCGCTCACGTCGGGCGTAGGCTTCGCCGAAATTGGGCATTGCATGTGACGACTCACGACGAAGGCGCTTGGCTTCAAACTCGATCAGCGAGCTTGCCAGCTTGTGCTCCCACTGCTCTTGGCGAAACGTACGGCCATCTGCCTGCCAAAAAATCCGAAACTCGTTCAGCGCCTCTGGCGAAAACATCTCGTTCACAATTCCACGCAATGCCATCAGCTCACCAAACCGATTGAGATCTGGGTGCCAGTCGAGAGACATCGAAAATGCGTGAATTGGCGCGCGCGATGTTGATGATGTTGTTGAGATTGTATTGGTAGGATTAATGTTAGGATTGGGGTTCACTGTGACCCCCCGTGAAGCCTCATTTGACCCGGGGTCATTTTGAACTGGGGCAATTTGACCCCCCGCGAAAGCCCCGCCATCCGTGGTATTAAAAGCCTTATTATCTGGCGACGGTTCATTTTGAACCCTCGCGGCAGGAGCCGTGCTTTCAGGCTGAACTTCATCCCCTTCATCAGCTTCACGAGGCAAGTTATCGGGCAAATCAATGGCGAAATTCAAGCGGTATCGAACCACCTCCCTACGTCGGCCGTCAGACTTGCTTCGCAGCGAAACACTCCCAAATTCCTCTATATGGCCTGCCTCTAATAACTCCTTTACTTGGCGTTTTACCGTCGGCAAAGACAGCCCCGTTTGCCTAGCTATTGTCGATTTTGAAGGCCACGCAAAATCCATTTCATTGGCAAAGTTACCCAAGCTCAACGCAACCAACTTGGCATTACCGCCGACATCAAGATTCCAGGCAGCGAACGTTGCTTTTGCACTCACTCGCTCACCTCCTTCTGCATCTGCTCAGTGCCTTTAAAAAAGCTGCCATGCCTTGTAAAGAAAACCATGTAATACCTCACTTTTTTGAGTGCGTCTGCCCGCACCGCCTCGCCACTGCGCAGGTGACGCGTAATCCGGTATGCTGAAAGTGCGACCAAACAACACACCGGAGAATTCAAATGTCTAAGCCACCTATGATCACTGTTGGCCAACTGCGCCAAGAACTAACAACCGCTCACGATGACGACCTCATCTCTTTCAGTGGTCTAAAATTTCTCCGCGTGAAAAAGCGGGCACCTCATACTTACCAGGTAGAGTTTCATGAGCAGGTTTATCTAAATGCTCAAGGCGACGTGGAGGTTGAAAACCTAAAATAAGCGCCTGCATGTAGATCGCTCCCACCTCGCGAGATACCGGGGCATAGCCGCTATCGAACATGCCTTGGTAGTGGCGTTGAACTGAGCACGTCCCCTCGGGATTCATCACCGCGATGAACACATCGGTATCCGCATCGCCAACAGACACCTCAGCGCCGTCCTCTCGCCGGTAAAAAAGACCTGTATCTTTGCTCACTCTCATCCCCTCACTAAAAATCCGTCACTGGGTCTTAACACCTACCCCAGTGACGGGTTATCCCCTAAGCTGTAAACCGTGACGAAAACAACTCAGAAAGGATTCTGTTATGGCAGACCATGCTCCCAGTGTTAAAAACGCTCTCGACCGCGTTCAACGGCGCCATATATCAAGTCATCTAACGCCGTACTACACGTGGATTCGTCATGTAATTGCATTGTCATTAGCTGCTCTGACCGCATTAATTTCACTTCAGGGAAGCTATCTCCCCAGCAACCCTCAATTACCAATCGTTCTGGTGATATGTTGGGCGGGACTACTATCCTCAGCTCTTCTAGGGACTTTTGCGCTGGCCGAAGAATTTCGTCTTCCTTTAAAAATAGCCAATCAGGTGGCGGATAACCGAGCGCAAATTGGGGACCACGAAACTTATCGATTAGTCGCTGCAGGACGCTTTTATGAGCCGTCATGGCATCATCGCTGGGCGGTAAAACGGATGACGATGTCGTTTGTTCTCGCTCTCTGCTCATTATTCACCTTTGCAACTATCAACCTGTTAGCCAACGCCTCTTGAAAGGACTCTCTTATGGCAGACCCAAACACACTTCAAATCGCCCTTATTTCCTCAAGCTCAGCCATCGCTGGCGCAGTGATTTCGCAAGCAATTTCACTATTGCAAGGAAGTCTCGACAAAAAGCACCAGCGTCGTATTCTTCTGCGCGAACGATATGAGCAGCTTGCAGATCACATAAGCGAGAGTCAGTCGTGGCCCGACAATCTGATAAGTTGCGCCTCACTCTCCGAACTGTCTCACGCGCCTCTTCCCATTCACGCTCGGAAGGCTCTGACCATTTCCTCGATCTACTTCCCGGCTCTTCAGGTTGCTTGTCAGGACTATGTGAATTCATGCGTAAACCTCAAACTCTTCCTTATCGATACTTATCGCCCCGGGCCCTCTGGCGGCGAAGTCGGAACCATCGTTGCCTCTCTCGATGCCAGTGGCTTCGAGAAAATGTTTGATCAGAATCTGCGAGCTAGGCAGTTAGTAGACAACCTAGTTATTAAGCTCGCCTCCAAATACGCAAAGGCATAACGCCCCTGTATTTTTATACATGTCCCATTGGGCACTTACCCATCCTCGCCAAATTCGGTTTAATAACACTCATCGGAGCAACCCATGAAAGGAATCGTTAAATGCATGTCCGCCAACAAAATCCGAGTCGCGGTACTGACCGAGTACGGATACACCGTGTTCGATGTGGAGGACGGAGAATTCAAATACGGCAATATCATCACCGGATCCCTAGACGAGCACGGATTTCAGGTGATAACCAATGAAAGCACAAGACGTAAAGCATCCGTATATATCGAGGCAGTACAGGCAAGCCCAAAATCCGCTCAAGCTCTATGTCTCGGTATAGGACGCAGGTAAAGAACAAGCGATTGTGCTGCCAGTCGCTGCAAGTGCGAGGAAACTCCCGAACGACATAGGGAATCGGGTCTTCTGGCGGTATTTTTTTAAACACAAAAGGCTCCTAGCTTGATGGTGGGATCAGGCAACATGGGCGGCTTCTTCAGAGGGAGCTGAACCGAATATATCTGGGCGAAGGTCGTATCGAGTTACTTTGCCGCTTGTAGCTTTCTCTATTGCCAAGCAGCGCTCAGCTGGCACTTGCCGCGATCCGCTAGACCATTGAGATATGAGAACGGGGCTTATCCCCAAAGTAAGCGCGATCTGTCGTTGCAGTCCTCGCTCGTGAGAAACGTATTCATTGAGAGTCATGCGGCTACCTCCATTGCATAACCATTATATTAGCGTTGCGCGAATATGAATGTCAATAAAGTAACCGCGTTTCGCAGATTTAAGTTATTAGCGTTTCGTTATCTAATAGACCTATGAAAACAATCGATGAAATTAGACGCATTAGACTCCGCGAGTTAGCCGCCGAACTCGGCGGTCAGGCCGAGCTTTCCAAAAAAACAGGAAAGAGCCAAGGCCAGATAAGCGGGTTAATCAATGGCGTTAAAGACTCAAAAACCGGAAAAAGGCGCGGCATGAATAACGACACCGCTAGAGAAATTGAAAAGTCATGCGGCAAGCCTGTTGGCTGGCTGGATTCGCTCGCCGCTTCTGCCTCTATCCAGAAACTTCTTGAGCTAGATCCCGCAGAAGTTGAGCGTATAACTGACGCTCTTCTACGGATAGGGCAAAAGAATCTAATTGGCGCATCCTCTCTTCTTGACACTTATGCTGATCGACTTGAGGATCTAGAATCGAAACCAAAGCCCTGAACACCTTATATTGGGATTCCGTTAGTCCATTAAGTATTGATGCGATGTTATTTTCCATATCAATGGTTTCCTCGCCCAGCGGTTTCCGCATAAAGCTTGTTTTATTCACTGGGCCAAAAAATAATACTGTATAAAACATCAGTATTACAAGATTGAAATTCGGCGTGTTTTGCGCCACCAAGTATTAAGGTCTCATAGATTTCAGATCTAGCAACTTTGGGTGCACCGGCTTGAAAACGAATCAATAATCAAACACAGCTTATTGATTTTATTAAGATAATCTACATACAAAACTAAATGGATTTAGCACATGGATTCACAGGACGTTAGTGACAAGCAACAAAGTATGTCCCTCCGTTCGGCGTTTTTGCGCTGGCTGATATGCTTAGGGGTGTTTATATTCCTTGTCTCGCTAGACTCCCAAGCTAATGAGCCAAGCCGATATGGCGGGCTTGCATTATTCTTCTATATAGGCGCTGGCTTTTATTTGAGCAGATCTGTTCTTAGAAGAATTGTTGAATGGCACCCCATGTACAACACTCTTCACAATGTCACGTCAGGCAAGATTAAGTTTTTCCTTTTCTGGCCAATTGCCTATTTCTTTTTATTTATGCGGCTTGGCATTAACAAAATGCTGTAACAGGTGGTTAGCCGATTTATACATTGCAATGTCGGCACCATCACCTATTTTAATGACGGGTTTCCGCAGAACCCACTCATATGAATCGGCCTTGCAGAATAAACTTAACTAGATTGACGCTGTGGTTTAAAGCACACGGAAGAATTATCAGGACATACTTAAATGGCTACTACAAGAAAAACAATCCCGTTAAGCAAGCTGCAAATGGATCTAGAGAACCCTAGACACCCGGAAGCGGAAAGCCAAAAAGCAATTATAGACTGGATGACATCTGGCCCCTCTAAATCCGGCGAAAAACTTCTAGAGCTCACCAAAGACATCGCAGCTCATGGCATTAACCCTGCTGACCAAATTAACGTGATCGCTACATCCGGAGGCAACTACAAAGTCCTAGAAGGTAACCGCAGGGTGACCGCCACGAAACTACTAGCAAACCCCGACTCCGCACCAAAAAGTTGGCAGGAACGTTTTAGAAAGGTGGCAAATGCCGCTAAGCACACCCCTAAATCCCTTGAATCCATAATTTGGGACAATGCTGAAGAGGCGTACCACTTTATTGAACTTAAGCACATGGGGGCGGCCAATGGCGCAGGAACTGTCGCTTGGAGCCCGAAACAAAAGGGCCGACACGACAAACGGGTTAATCGCACAAGCCGAGACTGGAGAGCCATCCAACTGCTCGATTACGTAAAAGAGAGCCAGCTATTCGACGCCAACACTAAAGCCTGCGCGTCCGATGCACGATTCCCACTCACCACGCTTACACGCATTTTGTCCGACAAGAATATGCGTGACTTTCTGGGTATTCAGGATATAGATCAAGAGCTGCATTTTGCTATTGAAGGCAATGAGGCGGCGAAGGCAATAAGCAAGGTTGTGGAGGATTTAGGCTCTAAGGCAATAAACGTCTCTGAATTGAAAAATGCCGCTCAGCGCGAAGAATACCGAAACAGTTTTTCAAAGCCAGACAGACCAGACTCCACCAAACAAATTACCCCGACTCCTCTGTCAACACCAACGGCCCCGGCAAGCACTCCTACCCCAAAGGCAACCCCACTTCCCGGAAAAACTCCTGTTAGGGCTCCAGCGAATCGCACCACTCTCGTGCCTGCAGGAACAAACATACCCATCCCTAGCGCGAACTACGCCAAAATTCGGGCGATTTACAGTGAGTTGCGCAATCTAAAAATAGACAATGGACCAACATTCAAAGGATTCCCAATTGCAGCATCAGCGCTATTTCGAGCCTTTCTGGAGCTAAGCGTTAACGAATACATATCTGTAATGAACGTTGTATCACCCTCACCTAATGGTTGGAATGCTGACTTAAAATTAGTCGATCGAATCAAAGCTGTTAAATCCGTAGTGGATCCAAGCACTGAGAACGGCAAAGGCTACAAAAAATGGCTAAACCAGATCACGAGCAATCCATTCAAAGATGGCAGCCCCAACATGCTAAACGATGTCGTTCATAGCGATTCCACCCTACCCTCCACAAATGATTTGAAAACGATTTGGGACAACTACCAACCCTTCCTAGAGGCGATATGGATCGAAATTAAAGATTCGCTGGCCGTCTAAAACTGCGAGTGCTAATCTAACGCAAAATTTGACACTCGGCAGGCAGAGCAAATGGCAACTTACACACCACTCCGTTATCCTGGCGGTAAATCAAAACTTGCCCCGTACGTAAAAGATCTGTTTGAAATTAACGGGCTCTGCGATGGCGATTACATCGAACCATATGCAGGCGGCGCTGGCGTCGCCCTTGACATGCTATTAACGGAACATGCAGGAAGAATCTTTCTCAATGACCTGAACGCCGCCGTCTTTGCATTTTGGCATAGCGTAATAAACGACACCGACGCCCTGTGCAAGAAAATTAAAAGCTGCAAGCTTTCAGTTCCTGCGTGGAAGCGCCACAAGAATATAGTACGCAATCCCCATGATCATTCATTGCTAGACCTAGGTTTTTCATTCTTCTATCTGAATCGAACAAACAGGTCAGGAATCATCGGGGGCGGCGTTATAGGGGGGCTTGATCAAACAGGGAATTACAAAATTGATGCGCGCTTTTATCGGGACACATTAATTAAACGCATAGAAAAAATTGCAGCCTACAGACATCGTATTATTCTATCAAATCAGGATGCCGTTACGTTTCTACAAGAAGTCACCCCAAAACTTAACGAAAAATCGCTAATCTACCTCGACCCACCGTACTTCGTAAAAGGTCAGCGGCTTTACGACAATCATTATAAATCCGAAGATCATGCAGTTATAGCCGATAAAGTTGCCTCCCTGAACACACGCTGGCTCGTAAGCTACGATAATGTGCCTGAGATTCGAGCGCTCTACCAACCGTTTAGGCAGTACTACTATGACTTGCATTACAGCGCGGCAGTGGCGCGAAACGGAAAAGAGGTCATGATTTATTCTGACTCCCTCGAAGTGCCTCACGCTACATCAGCAGACTTAGCCGCAGCTTAGCGCTGCGCCATATATCGTGAGCCAAACTCAAAACCGACCTACAGCGCCTCTAACTCCTTCAATATTGCAGGATTGCGACCAACCAGCTTAATTAACGCGGCCTGAGCACCTTTGACCCCTTGTTTTTCATAGCGCTCATACGTCCTGGCTTTTGTTCTCATAGCCATAGCAAAAACAGGCTGCGACATTTTCAAGCTATCTCTAATGCCTGCAACCTCTTCACCCGTTAATTCCACTTCAGGCAGGCTATTCAACACTGTCTTTTTAAGGGTGATCTTCCCTTCTCGCTCTGCCTTGATATCGTCCAAACCCTGCATGAGCTCTTCAAACATATTGCGCTTAGTCATAATAGACTCCTCTCTTTCAACTCCGCCTCCAGCGCTGCGCTGAAAGCTTTTTTCTGATCAGTCGTCATGTCGGCAACTTCACCTTTTGCGTAAAGCATAAACAACCAAACCTGATCGCCCTCACAGAAATGGTAATAAATAACACGAACACCACCTTGCTGCCCCTTACCCTTTGCCTTGTACCTAACCTTTCTCAGACCGCCGAGGCCAGGGATCACATCGCCAGCATTAGGGTTTTTAAGAAGGTGGTCTTGGAACTCCCGATATTCATCATCCGACAGATAATCTGCGCGGTATTTTTCGAATACGGTCATTTCTACAAAGGTCAGCTTCATGTAGGAATGATACGCAAATTGCGTATACATGTCAAAGTATTATCATTCACACCCTAAGCCGCTCTTGAGGCGACTTTTCGCCTCGGCATTCCATTTAAACCGCCCTAGAGGCGGTTTTTTTATGCCTGTGGTTTTAGTATATCTACATTATTCGCGTTTCGCTATTTACATTATATTTGCGTTATGCAAATATAAACCCATGCCACACACCACCCCGAGTTGACCGCCGGAAGAAGCAGGTCGTTAAACAGGTGTGAATCTGACCCTAGCGAAAGCAAGTCAGATACGGCGATAAACAGAGCGAATGATTAAAGGACTTAGGCATGCACTCAGCA